GATTCTAATTGGTGAACGTTAACATCTTTATCATTAAACGATCCATCGTTAAATTCTTTCTTTAATTTAGACCACATTTTAATTTCACGCATTCTATGTCTTGCGACTTTTTCCATAGATGCTTTGGTAAATATAGCTTCATCTAAATCTATTTTATATTTAGTAGCTTTGTATTCATCTTCTTCTTTTTCAACTTTACCTTCTAACCATTTAATCTTTGCTTCGTTTCTTCTGTAGTCAAATGACAAAGCCATAAGATTATCTAAATAACTAGATTGCTCTCTTACACACTGCCAATACTTTGCAGCTTTAGTTGGGTATCTATTATCCTGTAATACAGAAAACCTTGCTTCTGTTTCTGTTCGAAACATTTGTTTCTTGGTCCATGTATCACGAAGCTCGTCTACCATACCTTTAAACGATGACAAATCTTCTGGTGTTAATAAATTATTTAAATGTGGTTCTTCACCTTGTATTACTTCTTTGACGTCTTTTTTCATAGCTTTATCCTTTATAATTAAATGTAATATATACTAACTAAATTATATTACAAGTCTTAACTATCTGTAAATGTACGAGTTGTAAATGCAGCTACATCAAACTCTTCAGTAGAATTTGTATAAGATGGACTTGGTGCACCTGTAAATACTACAGCAGCAGTGCCAGGATTACCTGCATAACTTCCAGATCCATGACCAACAGAAAATGTAACAGGACTTGTTGTCCAAGAGCTGCCATCATATTTTAATATATTTTGACCTGCGGGTGCTTCTACAGCTATAACGGCTGTTGGAGTTCCACCACCTAAACCAAGGTTTACAGGTGCATCAGTTAATTCAGTCCAATTAGTTCCATTCCATGATTCTACTTTAGCAGAATTTCCAAAAGTTAATCCTGCAGTTATATCTCCTACTCCACCTTGATAACCACCTGGATTATTTAAATTATTAACTTCAGTCCAATTTGTGCCATTCCATTGTTCAACATTAACAGAAGTTGCACCAGGTGCTGTATATCCACCTGCTACTAATCCTGATGTTCCTGTAGCACCAATACCACCCATAATTCTTCTAGTCTCATTCGTTGAATTTTTTTCACTCCAAGAACTTCCATTAAATTCTTCCACGTTATCTACAAAAACAGGTGAGCTAGATGGTGGTCCTTGTCCATTAACACCTATTGCAGATGTTGATATTCCAAAAGAACTTTGAAAAATTGATCTTGCTGTATTTAAAGAAGGTGTCGCCGTCCAGTTAGATCCATTATAACTATAGGATCCTGTAGTACGAGGTGCACCTGGTCTACCACCAAAACCTATGGCTGCTGTTTTAACTCCTGCACTACCTGCTTGATAAAGTGTTTCTGGATAGTTTCCTCCACTAGTTACAGTATCAGCAGAAAAAACTGAAGCTTTTACAGCTTGATCTGTTGAGTTATACCAAACTTGTCCATCAAGAAGATTCGATGGATCTGATGATAAAACTTGAATTTGTGTTCCTTTTATTTCTTTGTACGTTGTCATAATTAATCTGTGCTTATTGTTTTAGTTGTAACAGCTCCTGCAGTAAATTCTTCTGTGTTTGCATAAACTGTTGGTGGATTTCTTCCACCAAAAAATAAACCTGCTGTATTATCTGCTCCAGCTCCTCCACCAAGATCTCTAGCAGTATTTAAACTTGCATCATTAGCCCAAATAGTTCCGTTCCAAGTTTCTGTTTTAGTTCCAACAGTTGATGCTGGACTTCCAGCCATAGCTAAAGCTGACGTATAATTTCCTGCCCCTGCCAAAGAGCTTCTTCCATTATTTAAGTCATTAACTTCTGTCCAATTTGAACCATTCCATGATTCTGTTGCAGTGCCAGGTGATCCTCCAAAATATAAAGATGCAGTATTACTTGCTCCTGCCATTGCTCCAGAACTTCTACCAGTATTCATATCGTTAACCTCAGTCCAATTCGTGCCATTCCAAGATTCTGTATCTGCAGGATTTGGACTTCCTCCAGCTGCTAGTGTTGAAGGTTGTGTTCCTGCACCACGAATCGCTTCTCTACCTATATTTAAATCATTAACTTCAGTCCAATTAGTTCCATTAAAAGTTTCTGTATGATCTCTAGATCCACCTCCACCTCCAGGGGGTTCTCCACCAAAGGCTAGTCCTGCAGTTGTAGTGCCTGAAGCGTCACCACCATATTTTCCATTATTCATGTTATTAACTTCAGTCCAATTTGTTCCATTCCAGGTTTCTGCTTTTACTCTGCTAGAACCTGGAGTAAGACCTCCAGCTGCCAAAGCTGCAGTTGCAGTTCCAGCTCCTCCTAGATTAAATCTTGCATCATTCATATTGTTACCTGTAGCCCAAGAACCAATCGGTACGTTTACAGCCCACTCTTCTGTTGTTGCTACATTAGTCGTAGTATATCCACCAAAACCTATTGCAGATGAAGTAGTACCTCCTCCTGCTAAATTACTTCTAAAAGTAGTTAATTGAGTTTTCGTAACCCAGTTAGTTCCATTCCATTGTTCTGTTGAACCAGTGTTGGCAGGAGCTGCACCTCCAAAAGCTAAAGCTGATGTTGAAGTTCCTGCACCCGCTAAACCATTTCTAGCTACACTTACATCATTTACTTCTGTCCAATTTGTGCCATTCCATAATTCTGTTTCTGTTGCACGATTAGGATTAAAATCATAACCAGCAAAAGCTAATGCTGCAGTCGCAGTTCCAGCTCCTCCTAAATTTTGTCTACCAGTATTTAAATCATTTTTTTCACTCCAACTACTCCCATTCCATTCTTCTGTTTGATCCATGGGTCTTGGAGGTGATATATTATCTCCACCAAAAACTAGTCCTGAAGTATTATCAGCTCCTGCACCTGCTAAACTTCTTCTTGCTGTATTTAAATCTCCAGTTTCTGTCCAGTTAGTTCCATTCCAAGATTCTACTATATCTTGTTTTGTTCCAGCTCCTCCACCAAGATTTCCACCTGCATATAACGCAGATGTTGATGTTCCTATAGATCCTCCAAGTTCTCTAGCAGTAGTTAAATCATTAACTTCAGTCCAGCTGCTTCCATCATATAATTCTGTATAATCTGCATAATTATCTCCTGGAGGATATAACCCGCCAAAAGCTAACGCAGCTGTGTTAGCTGAGGCTGTTCCTCCTATATTATATCTTGCGTTATTTAAATTTCCACCAGTAGTCCAACCACCTGTTACGGCTGCATGTTGAAACTTTAATACATTATCAGTCGCATTATACCACACCTCTCCCTCGTTCGGGTTATCAGGATTCGTGGTATAGTTCTGTATCTTACTACCGTGTGTACCTAAATACGTTGCCATTTAATTTTATTCCTCTAATATTATGTCAGCAGGTCTTGGGTTCGACTCATCAGCTTTTTCTTCATCCGTCTGAGCATCCCATGCAGCTTGTGCTGCTTGAACCTCTGCATCAACTAATGCTTGAGCCTCGTCTTTTGTTTTAACGATACCCGCTACTTTGGCGATCCAAAGATTAGCATGTTTGTTGTATGCAGGAACCTGCCAAACATTCGCTGGATAGCCAGCAAACGTGATTCTTTGAGATTCAACGTGATCGATGAAACCCTTTCCCCAGTTTTCTGCTACACAGTATTGATATGTTTTTGCCATAGTTTTCTCCTTTTATTAATCAGTTAATACCTTAATTACGTTCGAAGGTACAGACCATTCTTCAGTTGCTGTTAAAGATGTTCCAGGGCTTGTTCCACCACCAAATGCTAACCCAGCTGTTGTTGTTCCAGCTCCGCCAGGTTTTTGTCTAGCTGTAGATAAATCCGAAACTTCAACCCAAGATGCACCATTCCAATCTTCTGTAACAGCTTGATCTCCAGCGGGTTGATAACCACCAAACGCTAAAACACTTGTATTGTCTGTTCCAAATGATCCAGCGCCACTTCTTGCAGTGTTTAAGTCAGCTACTTCCGTCCAATTAGTTCCATTCCAAGATTCTGTTATAGCTACATTTCCACCTGTGCCTTGTTTATATCCACCAGAACCTAAAGCTGATGTAGAAGTTCCTGCACCAGGTAAATTATTTCTAGCAGTGTTTATGTTATTAACTTCAGTCCAGTTAGTTCCATTCCACAATTCTGTTACATTTTCATTAGCTGAACCTGGACTTTCTCCACCAAAAGCTAAACAAGCTTCTGCATTAACACCACAACCAGCTAGAAGTTGTCTTACACTATTTAAATCATTGACTTCAGTCCAATTAGTTCCATTCCATTCTTCTGTTTTGGCTGTAACTGTTGGTTCAGAACCACCAAATGTTAAGGCACTTGTGGAGTTTCCACCTCCATCACCTTTTGCTCTTGCAGTATTTAAGTCATTTAGTTCAGTCCAAGAAGTTCCATCGTATAATTCAGTTTGACCTGTTTTAGTATTTGATGGTGGAATTTCTCCACCTATAGATAATGCAGCTGTTTGAGCTGTACCAACACCTACCATATTTTGTTTTTGTGTATTCAAACTTCCACCCGTAGACCAAGCAGCAACCGCGGCACCTGCACCTGTCCACTCTTCTGTTAAAGCTAATGGTGAAGCATCTCCACCAAAAATTAGACCTGCTGTTGTTGTTCCAGCCCCTCCTGCAGTGCTTCTTGCATTAGATATATTTGTTGTTTCTGTCCAGTTTGTTCCATTCCATTCTTCGTTTACTGCAACACTTGTAGTGGTATATCCTCCAGCAGCGAGTGCTAAAGTATTACTTGTCCCTATAGAATTTCCTATATCTCTTCTTGCAGTATTTAAATCATTTACTTCTGTCCAATTTGTTCCATTCCATGACTCTGTTACAGCTGTAGCACTTGGTGTTGCACCTCCATAAGCTAGTGCTGCTGTATTATCACCATTTCCTACAGTAGAAGTTCTAGCTGTATTTAAATCATTTACTTCAGTCCAGTTCGTGCCATTCCATAATTCTGTTATTGCTGTAGTTCCTGGAGGAGATCCACCATAAGCTAAAGCTGATGTTGAAGTTCCACTACCCCCTATTTCTCTTCTAGCAGTGTTTATGTTATTAACTTCAGTCCAGTTAGATCCGTTCCAAGTTTCTGTTTCAGCTCTATTTGTAGAGGGTGGGTACGTAAAACCACCAAAAGCTAAAGCTGCTGTATTACTAGATCCAGCGCCTCCTAAATAACTTCTACCTAGATTTAAATCATTTAATTCAGTCCAACTTGTTCCATCATAAGATTCTGTTTCAGCTTTATATCCTGGTCCTCCAGGAGGATTATATCCTCCGAAACCTAAAGCAGCTGTTTGAGTTCCCGCTCCTGCTAAACCTCTTCTACCAGTATTTAAACTACCACTAGTCCTCCACGAACCAACTGATGTTACATTTGGATATAGATATTTAAAATCTTTGTTAGTGCTATCGTACCATAGCTCACCTTCCACGGCACCTGGATAGTCTCCAGCGTAGTTGACAACCGAAGTTCCAACTTTCTCCTTATATGTAGCCATGATTATTTATTCTTTAACAGCCAGCCTTGTGTTCCGTCTGTATACACCAATGTATTGGCTGCCCTTTCTACTGAGACTGTTAGATCAGCAGCAGCGCCGTTGATCTTTTCAGAATTTCTTCCAACAGTCATTGTGTTTGAATCAAATGTTCCTGCATAATCTATAAATACAACTTCATCACCAATTGTTGGTGAAGCTGGAAGAGTCATTGTTACGGTTCCAGATGTAGTATTTATAAAATATCCTTCACCTGCAACTGCAGTGAAGTCAGAAGTTTTTACTGCTTGCCATGAAGTACCGCCTGATACTTCTGCAAAAGATAATTGACCAACACCTGTTGTACCTGAACCAGATACTGATGCTACTTTTAAAAATCTATCTGCTGTTACGTTTCCAGTGGGAAATTTTAGTGTGTAGCTTTGACCAGAGCTATGTGGAGGTGACTGTAAGATAATCCCGTGACTGTTAGATTCACAGTTAAGCTGAATTGCACCTGGGTTTGTTGCGCCCATTATTTCAATGTTACCAGTTCCTTTTGGTCTTAATTTTAAATCTACGTTTGAATCATCTCCAACTGCACCTATTTGAGGAGCATTACCTGTTGCAGCATTTGTTACGTCAACATGGTTTACTGCTGATGATGTTGTTTCAAAAATTAATTGTTCGTTTGCATTTTCATCTCTGATACCATGAGCATCATCGAAATCTATCATGAAAGAATTAGTATCTAAGTTACCACCAAGTTGAGGTGATGTATCGTCTACAACATCTCCACCTGTTTGAACTTCTATAATATCTGGATTTGTGCCATCATTTGCTGTAGCAAAAACAATTGCTGTTTTCTTTTGTGTAGCTGAAAAAGTAAAAGAAGAACCTGAACCTGACACATATTTAAATTGAACTGTATATGCTCCTGAAGTTGAATTTCTTAAAATATAAAAAGTTTGAACGTCTAAAGGTATTGTTACAATCTGGTTTCCAGTAATCGTACCAGTAAAGTCAATCATTCTATGACCAGCAACATCACCAGTTCCGTTATCAGTAATACTTAAAGCTGTAGTTTGTGCACCACCAGCAATTGATTGTGTTGTAAATCCACCTATTATTTGTTCTATAAGTTGTAAATTTGTATTAGTTTTTGTACCCCATGTACCAGCGTTTTCACCAGTTGCTTGAAGTTCAACACCTAAAGGCGTATATGTTGATGCCATAAATTATCTCCTATTATGCAGCGTCACTATAACTTGTATTTGATCCAGTTGCAACATCAGAATATGTATCATTCGAACCTGTTGAAACATTAGTATATGATATATTTGCACCTGGGTCAACATCCCCATAAGCAAAAATATCTACAGAGCCAATACTAAATGATGCTGATTGTCCTGTCAATCCTACTGTAATATCTGTTAATGAAATACTACCAACATTAGCGTTAAATGACTGACCAGTTAACCCTAAAGTCATATCATTAGGGTCTAGAGTTCCTACACTTGCGTTTAATGTTAAGCTAGATGGTTGAGCTACAGCACTTCCTAATCCTATGATAGTTCCTTGAGTAAATGTAGCTTCTAATCCTGTTGGTTGAACTACGTCATTTGGTATAACTACTGTTCCAATACTAGCACTAAATGATACTCCAGTTAATAAAGCCTCTTGTGATGATATACCTTGTGCAGTTCCTTGACTAAATGTTGCGGATACTCCAGAAAGAATAACTGTTTCGTTTGGTGCTTTTGCCGTTCCTTGACTCAAGGTCATATCTTGACCAGTCAATCCGATAGTCATGTCATTGACTGTAACAGATCCAATAGCAAATGTAGCTGATACACCAGTCAATCCAACTTGCATGTCAACCACGGACACTGAACCAACGGAAGATGTAATAGATAATGTGTCGTCTATAACAACAGGAACAAAAGCTTCACCTTGTGAAGATGTAATTTCAAAACTTGTGGGTGTAATTATAACATCTGGTACATCTACTGAACCAATGCTAGATGTAATAGATAAACCTGTTGGAAGAGCGATAGCATCTTTAAGTTCACCCCATTCACCATCACCCCAAGATTGTGCACCCCAACCTACTTTTAAAGTTGTGTCTTCATTCCAATTGGCTTGGCCCCAGGTGAACCTGCCCCATCCTGAAGTTGTCGACATGGTCGACCTCCTACGCTAATCTGATTATTGCTG